CGTCTCTTTCCAGTCATCCGCTGCTTTTTTAATTCCATCAATATCCATGTCTTTAAACTTCTGGATTTCGGTATTGGCATCGTTTACCTGTGTTTCAAGAGATTCTGCCTTTAACTTATAGCTGTCTCTTTCCTGGATAACTTTTTCTGCTTTTTTCTGTTCTACTGCAATGTCTTTCCCGTTCTCGGCCATAATCTTATCAATTACTTCCTGCGAAAGATTAAGGCTCTTTAAAAATTCTGTTTTCATGTCTCCTGCTCCTTTCGTATTAGGTTGTTTTAGGCGTGTAACCAACCGCCACGAACCGACTGTTTAAGGTCTCATCTTCTGACCAATATCCAGCTTAACCCTGCTGGTGGGAGATATTTGGATCACCTCCTATGATTCAATACTTTTAATTCCATATGCAATTGCACAATCATGCTCAATCTTGCATCCCCGCGCTTCTTCCCATCCGCTTGCAAAATATGCAATATCTGCATTAGATAAAAGTTCGAGTGACTTTCCCAAGAACCACAATGGCTTAGCGTCTACTGGAGCTGACTGAAAAAAGGAATCAATTACTTCTACTGGTCCACCTACGAGTTTCTCAGCACTCTTGATTGCCGTTTCTCTTTCTCTTAAAATTTCCTGATCTGATTTGCCTCTCATCGGCTGACTAATAAATAATTTCTTCATGTTCTCTTACCTTCCTTTTCTTAAAAATTATAAATAACCTTGCAGCCATTGACGTTTCCGTTTGCCAACTGATACTCAATCACTGCAGGATATCCGTTTTCTTCTAACCATTCTCTCACTTTTGCAAATACGCTTTCCTTATACTGCACGGTAATTCCATCGTGTCCATTTCGGCTATATGCTGTTCTAACAATTTCATCTGTAAACAAATCAAGTCGCCGCTACCGCTTTATCGTGCGGCGTTCCGTTCATCGACATGATTCCAAGTTCTTTTGCGATAGAGGTACAATCCCAAAGTTTGTTATCTTCTGTTATTATCGGAGAACGAACCGGATAACCGTTATCTGTGTAAATCCTTACAATTTCCGCTGCAATGAACTTATCATCCACACCAGCTTTACCTAACAGACCACTGATATTTTTTGCCATCTGATTAACAGAAGAGAGCTTTTCTTTCCCGCCATTCTTTTTCTTTGGAGCTTCATAAGAACCTGTTTTGCGAATCTGTGGGAGAACCTCATCCGTTACCCAATCGCTAAATTTTTCTGCTTCTGGCTTACGACTCTTGAAAACAAGTTTATAAACACCTGATTCAGTAAGAAATTTTTCACCTGCATTATTCAATTTTCGGATGTCCTTATCTCGGACATCTGAGTTTTTAACTATAATTGCCTGCCTCTAATTCATTTGAGCAAGATAATTTCTCACTGCGCTCTCTGAAAGATCTAAACATTTTCCAACGTGCTTTGAATTAAATAACACCCGTCCATTCAGTTCAAACACTTCCACATCATGTCCTTCAAAAATCATTAAGTTATTCATTGCAATTCTCCTTTCTGAATCACTAAAATAAGACGCAGCCTTTCACTACGTCTCGTGGTTCGTTTGGGGAGGTCAGGAGCATACCCTGACAGGAGTTCTCCCCATGTTAAAAATGAGTATAAAAATAACACACCTGATATATCGAGCGTGCTAAATTCAAATTTATTATTCTTTCTTCTGTTGTCCTTCTACCTTGTCTTTAATCAACTGGTACCAACCGTTATTTTCATTATCAAAATGTGGGCAATTATAATCTTTTGCGGACAAATATTTCTTTGGTATTTTCCCATATGCTTTACATAAGGTTTGGCGGCGATTACTATCAAAGTCTGCCTTCTTGCAAGCATCACAAAGAGGTATCGGACTTGCAACGGTAAACATGCCTGGAAAATCATCAAAACTTGGACCTAATTCGATTTCACAATACTTTCCATTTTCGTCATAATAATATCCCTTTTCTTTCATAAGATTGCCTCCGCTTTTATGTAATACCTATCATTTTCCTTTTCGATATTTTTTATTTTACAGCGAAAACCTCTTTTAAACAATACTTCCTGCTGATTTTTATATTTTTTAATTGCTAGACTTTCTATGTACAAACAACCTCTGTATCCCTTCGGTACTTCTATTTCAAGATGTACATTTCTTCCCCCATATTGAATATCCCTAAATGAAGTTGACGTATAACCAATATTAGTTAACGTTTTTCCTACCAATCTCTCCATATCATGCTCAGAATATTTAAATCCTTTTGGGAATACATTTAGAAATTCCGGTATCGTATCTCGATGAACGACTATCTTACGTTCAATAACTCCCTTATCTAACGCGGAATCCAGTACCTTCATATACTCCCGATCTTTTTCAATCATTTGCGACTTGCCGGAATACAGTGCCCGGTTTACCCGGTGAGCGGCAAAGCCTGTATATCTTTGCACTGCCAATCTTTCCTCATCTGACAACTTATTGAGCTGCTTCGCCATCTGCATCTTAGATGTATGTCTTTTACTTGCCCATACCGCTTTCTGTGCAACGCTTTTATTAAATCCAACGATATTTCCTTCTGAATCCAATACTGCATGAACTTGTGTCCTTGCAGACTCATATCTTCTTCCGGTTTGCCTGCAAAATTTTTTAAGAGATTTCTCCTGCTTTTTTAACTCTGCCGACTCACTTTCAAACCTATTTGTCAGCTCTGCTTTTAATGTATTACTATCTGTATTTTTTATTCCAGCGTCATATCCTGTAAGTTTTCTTTTTGTTGCTCTTATCTTTCTTTCCTGTGGACGCTGCATCTGACTTAATTCATACTCGGTATACTTTTTGCCATTGTACTCATGCTTTCTGGCACTGTAATCGTCAAGCATTTCCTGTGAATAAGCTGGTACAGATATTCCAAGAAAGAACGCATGAAAATTGTGCCGACAGTTCCAGCCGCAAAGCCCCGCACCAGTTCCATATCCAGTACTTTCATAAAATGGAGGATATCTGCTATCTTTTCCAGAAACACAAAAGACTTTTCCTTGCCACACTGCATGAGTTGGTCTTGCTCCTGAGTGGGCGGTTGTTTCTACATGATCACAGCCAGACTCTTTGACATATTGAAGATTCATTTCCGCTGCCGACTGATTTACCCCGGTTAGAACGGCTCTCCTTACTGCTACGTCTAACTTATCTACATGCCCGGATGGATATAAAACCTCGGTTCCCTGCACCGCCGCTTCCTTAATTGCATCCGCAATCGCTTTATCATAACTAAAAGCCCCGGTCTGTACTTTCATCATTGCTTTATTGCAAGCGGTTATGTAAGCACTCTGCGTTTTAACAGCCGTTGTTAAAGTAATATTATTAATCTCTTCTTTTGTCTTTCTTAGATTTGCTGCAAGAATCTTCTGCATCGTTTCTGACTGATGAAGTTTTATCTCTTTTTCACCTGCAGCTTTATAAATAACTGCTTCATTCTTAAGGTTTCTTACTCCCGCTTCCTCAAAAACTCTTTCGACTTCTGTATTCATATATCCAGAGACCTGCGAAACACGCTTTAGAACATCTTTATACAGGAGCCCCGCTCCCTGCAAGATTTCTGCTTGCCGTCTTAAAGTTTCCGTTACTTCTCCGGTTTTTACAAGACGTTTTGATATATCTGCTATAATCGCTGTGCTTAACGCATCAACCAGGGCAAGTAGCTGATCTGAAAATTTTTCAAGGTATTCCGGCTCTAGCATAAAACACCACCTATTCTTCTGCTATCTGAAAACGTTCATCCTGCTGAGGCATCATTTTCAAAGCTTCCTCTTCTGACACACCATACTTGGCTGCAACGTATAATTCTTTTCGGATAAAGCCGGCAACCGCATCCTGCTGCATACTGGCAAGTTCCTGTTCTTTATCAATTACGATAGAATCATCCCAGTCAAAGCTCATCTCGTATTTCTTTCTGCCAGAAAGTCCAGAAAGTTGAGCCATGACATCCATAGCATATACTAACTGTTCTAATGCAGTCTGTAATGACTTCTGGATATCAGATACCGTACTATAGGAACGCTGTTTACTTGCTTTAATCTCTTCCGCAGTCTTATCAACGGTATTTGGGTCACTTAATGTCCCGTAAGCAAGCCCTACATTAAACTCTATCCTGCGAAGAATCGCATTAAATCCATTAATAAGGTTCTCATCGCGAATAGCCGGTGCAAACACTTTATATTTCTCGGCATTATCATCAAGGTCCATCATGCGAAACAGTCTGTCCTTGCCCTTTGGAAACTCATAATTTCCCTTATCATCCTTTTTAAACAAGGTAATGTCTGCATCAATTGCAAGCTCCGAACCCTCAAACTCCCAAAGGAGTCTTGTCCACTGATTGTCCGCCTCTTTAATGTCATTGATAGCCCTGGAATATACAGAAACACCAAGAGGTGATGTATCATCCACATTATTCGCATTAGGAATCTTGAAATAGGCAAACAGTGGCATCTTTACATTCTTAAGCGTAACTTCTTCCTGCAGATTAGCCCATTCCGGTACAGCAGTAAGAGGAACTTCTTTCCCCAAAACCTCAACATTATCAAGATCCTGTTTCACAAAAGCTTTGTTGTTTATGTGATACATTGTGCCTTCGTGTTGATGATACTCCAGTCTGGTATATACCTTTTTCCCTACCGTTAAGCTCTCAGCGAATACCGCTGCCGTAACTTCTCCTCTGGAATTAAACTTCGTAGGGAAGAACCTGTCTGCCTGAACCATATCTACCTCTATATGCCCTTCTGATGCATAAGGTTTCATTGCTAACCCGCCCTTAGCACAGGCATATTCTGTATATTTACGGATGTCACTAACAACTGCCTGGTACTCTTCGTTGATAAAATCATTTCCTGTAACTTCTGTTTTCAGTTCCAGCGTAACAAGTCTTGCGAACTCTCCGGCAATAGCAGCAGGCAATCCACAAAGCTTTGTATTCTTTTCCTTCCAGGGCGGTTCATTTTTATACATCTTAGCCCAGAGATCAATCCCGTTCGCCATTTTGTCAGATACCGCTACCTCAACCCCGATGGCATCTTTTATTTTTTCTCTTCCAAGCATCTTTCTGATCACCTGCCCTATTCTTTCGATAAATTCTTTTATCATCTATCTCAACTCCATTTTCGTTCCCGTCTTATAATGGTATAAGCAAAATATCGTGCAGCATCCATGCAATTATGTACAATAAAACCACCACAAACACTAAAGTTGTGGTGGTTTTTAACTTCCATATTATATACATCTGCCTTTCCTATAGGCTTAATGCTTTTTATTTTTACATAGTGGACAATATTTTGTTTTTTGATATTTGTTTGCAATATATTCTTTACCGCATTTAAAACAAATTTTAGTAATATCATCAATTCCTGATTTCCTCCTCCATGCGGATTTACATTTATTAGAGCAAAACCTCGAATTTATTTGTGTATTAACAAATTCTTTATTACAATATTCGCAAACAAACCGTTTAGGAATATGTAACTTTTCTTTCATTTGCTCATAATGCTTTTTATGCCATTCATGTCCTTCATTACTATTATGCCATTCTTTCGCCATGACAGTTGCTTTCGCCATATTTTTGCGTAAAGTCTCTCTCTGATTCTCTGTCAACATTTTACCATGAAGGCGTTCATGTTCTGTAGCAGATAGCATCTGAAGGTTTTGAATATCATTATTACTTTTATCGCCATCAATATGATGAATATGATATCCTTTAGAAATCGGTCCATTAAAGTATTCCCATACATACACATGCATCCGTTTTCTTACATTATTTTCATCTCCAGTAGAACATAGATAATAACCTGTTTTATCGTCTCTAGTGAACTTTTTTCCATCAAAAAATTGATATTTTTCAGCCATTTATTTTTCCCTCCGTTTCATTTCAGCTCTTGCGGCTTTCATTCCCTGAAGATACCCAAATTTAAAACTAGAACATATTAATTCAAACGGCTGATTTGGATACGCATCATATAACTCCCTCACATTCGAACTAGTCATATCATAATATGGATTAATCTTTCCTATCATAGTCTTTGTTTTTTTGATTACATTTTTCACTGGCATAATAAAAACTCCTTTCAAATTTTAGCTCTTGAAAGAAGTCTCCATCTGCATTATAATATTTGCAGAAGGAAACTTCTCATGTGATAGAGATTCAATCTACTTTGGTCGGTGGGTGAATCTCTATTTTTTTCTATTTACTTGACCTAATCCTTGGTGAATAATTTCAATTCCTTTAACAATGACATCTGTTTTTGTCGTTTTTAACTCTCTTGAACATTCTTCTAAAAGTTGACTTTCCGTTTTTGTTAGTCTTATTTCCAAACGTACATTTTTAGGGTTCTCAGATTTAGGTCTTCCTGCTGGACTCATATTTTCACCTCCTAATTATTGCCCGTACAAATATTATAATAAATGTACGGGCAATAATTGTCAAGGATTTATTTTTAATATTTCATCATTGTTCTTAAGTTGTTTTAATGGCACCCATCCCCTTTGAGTATATAAAAGATGGTCTGATGTCATTTTTATATATGTTCCATCTTGTAATATAAGTTCATAGACGTCTACATTTTTTCCTGTTTTTCTCACTTTCTTAAATGTCGATATGGTTCCTCTGTTACGTTTTATATCATAGCAATATACCTTTCCTGTCTTGCCTACAAGTTCTTCTATTGGAATCGGACCATCAATTGTATCTATAAGCGTATCGCCCGTTAAGCAATGATCATGCTGCTTTACCGGCTTATCATCTCCACGTTCCACTGCCTTTTCATCCCAGATATAGGAACCAAATTCTTTAATCGTTTCCTTACAATCTTTAAGAAACAATAAAACTCCCAGATTAAGAAGATTTCCAACAAAACGTATCCCATCGAGAACATCGTTCTTTGCTTTCTTAACCTTGAAGCCCCTTTTTTTAAGCTCTGCAATAAAGGAAGCTGCGGCCGGATCTACAATGATTGATTCTATTTCAATCCCACTGACGAACTCTTCCATATCATCCGCATACTCACCATCTGTTTTCTGTTCCGCTTCATCTCTTCCAGAATAGTAATATTCTTTTGTAGCAACCCACTGCCCTTTACGGTTCTTCTCCCAGAGTAAGAAAACAGTTGCATTCTGGGTACCGTAATCAACACTTACATACTTCCTACCGACATAGCTCTGCGACTCTGATATGACGTGCTTTTCTTCACTGAACATATCATAGATAATACCTTCCGCTACAGCCCAAAGGCCTAAGATATACCGTTTATAAAACACACCGGTATACATGGAGCGGTATCTCTTCTTAATCCGCTCCGATAGGCTGAGGTTATCATCCATCGTGAAATGAAGATATACTATCTTCTTTTCTTCTGCTTTATCAATCCAATCAGTTTTAAACCAATGATAAGGTCCATCCGGATTGCAGTTAAACCAGTACTTTGAACCGTCTACGGAACATCGTCCTGTTGCCTGGTTGACAAAACTTTCCGGCATCAGGGCAACTTCATCAAAAAAGACCCCTGCCAGGGTAATACCCTGAATGAGGTCTTGTGAGCGTTCATCCTTGCCACCAAAAATATAAAAATAATTTTCCTTTCCATTTCTGCGAACAATTACGAGATTGTCCGCTCTATGGTCTTCTACATAGTAACCGCGGCTTTTAAGCATCAGTTTCAGCCAAAACAAAACATTTCGCCTGAAAGAACCGATTGTTTTTCCGCACATCGCAAAGTTTTGACCGTCAAACGATTCCATCGCCCACATAGCAAATGAGAGCGACATAGAGACTGTCTTGCCCGAACGTATTGCTCCATCTGCTATGATGCCGTCCATGTCATGAACTGGAGAGTTTGGCATCCACCAGGTAAGGATTTTCTTTTGTTTACGTGAAAATGGTCTGAATTTAAAGGCTGCTTTCTTTACTCTTCTTCCCATACTGCGTATGCCTCGCCTTTCAGTGCTTCTAGGAAGCCATCATCTTCTGTTTCTTCTTCATCCACACCAGATATAATTGCCGTCTTCGCCCTGATCTGCTCAATCCTAGCCTTCTGTTCTTCTGTTGCTAATTCATAATTACTATGCAACAGTTCATCATATTGCTTTATCAAGGACCTTAATTCTCCTTGTGCCCTTGCCTGTGCTTTTAAAAATGTTGCCTGTTTATCCCATGCCTGTTGTACCTCCCATTTTTCACCTATAACATTTCCCTCTTTTTCCTCTATCTTTTCAATCGTCTTATCCTCATGGTCTTTTACATACATGATCTGCTGCGCTCTTACGATGGCTGCATAAGCAATCTGTATATTCTCCCAGAGAATATCAAGAGGATTTTTCTTCTCGATGTCCTGGATAATAGAAAAGGTCTCTTCCGGAAGATACTTCGAGAAGAAACCATGCTTTTCTGCATTTTTATTACTAGGCTGACCGCCTTTCTTTTTATCCGAACGTTCGCTATTTTTATCCGAACGTTCGTTATCCCATTTATAAGTACTTTTCCATCGCCTAACTGTTCCTTCTGGAAGACTTAGTTGACTTGCAATCTCAACTAATTTCAATCCTTTCAGGTATAGTTCTTTTGCCTGAATTATTCTTTCGTCCGGCTTTCTCGGCATCATCACCACCTCTTTATTCGTTTTGGAAATATCCCCTCCAGGAATCGAACCTGAGACATTACTCTACCACTGAGCTAAGGGGATAAGAAAAGCACCCCGAAGGGTGCTTTTCTAAATATCTTTCTTTTCTTCTAAATAATATTTATAGCTTACTAAAAACAAATTAATACAAGTTCCTAATAAAGATACTGAATATAATATAATAAATAAAAATAAATATATGACAATAAAAGTAATAATATATGTGATTTCAACATAAAATGGCTTATCTATATAAGATATTAAATAAATTGTTAACAGGATAATTATTTCACATGCATCTATTCCACCTATAAAATAAAAGCTATACAAAACATTTATAATTGCGTCCCCTTTATTGTCATCATCTATATTTTTTACTAACTTATTTGTAATTGTTCCTGTAAAGATAGCCAGTCCACTAATTGTAAATCCTAATAATCCAATTAATGCCACTCCTACACTTATTGAAACACTTCTTATTAATTCGTTAAATTCATTTCCAAACGTTCGTCCGCAAACTTGATACAATGCTATAATCGCAATAATTGATAGTATCAGTGAAAGTATAGCTTCTTTTTCTAAAAAAAATTCTTTCCATTTTTCTGAACTTTTTAACAATGAAAAATATGATGTTTCTGAAATATCAAAATATTCTTTAATTTTCTTCCTCGTCATCATCATCCTCGCTTTGCTTGCTCTTAAGCAATTTCCCCAGTTCATTTTCTGCCTTTATAGAAAAATACTCTAAATCGTCTTTTTCTTTATCTGATATGGTAGCTTTGTAAGGGGCATCTTCTTCACTTGTAACAGTACAATTTTCATTATTCTCGTCTCTGCCTTTTGCAACTAACGAAGCATATCCTTTTTTTATTGCCAATAAAATTCGATCAAAATAACTTGTTCCAATATTTAAAGCGTTTTTACTTTTCGCACTTACCTCCATTTTTGAAATAACCTTTGTTGCTCCACTTTCCCGCACTTCTTCTTCTGATGGCCCAAAAATTCTTGCGAAATCTTTACGATTAGCGTTTGGAGGTATTATAACTGCCTCAACGGAAAGTATTCTACTCATAGCATATAATTTTTCCTTCAATTCTCCAATATTATTTTCCAAGAAAATTTCAAAAGTAATGTCTTCAAAGTATTTTTCAACTAATGCTTTAAAATACTTATTAAACTGATTATACCCTAATGCATTTCTAGTAATAAAAGCAATTTCCTCGCTTTTCAAGTCGAAATAAAAAGTTGAACTTGCCGCACAATTATTAGCATTACTTGTAATTACAGTATCATTTTTCGCATCATAACTCTGTATCTCTCCTTCATAAATTTTAACTAATCGTCCACAAATGACCTTATTTTTACTATTTTTTATCAGATTGCAAAATTTATATGTAACTTCTTTTTCTTCTTCACCTCGTCTTTTTTCTCTTTCTGTATGTCTTGTATTTTCATCTATTTTCTCGAATACCTCTTTAAGAATCTTATCTTTTAATCCATCGTCATCGTATACCTTGTATATTTCAGAATTAATATTAAATTTTGAAAAATAAATTTGAGCCACTTCTTTTCTCCTCCGTGAAACATTTTCTTCTATTCTACTCCTATTCAGTTCAAAATACTATTCCCAAAAATACACAAAAAATACACCCTACATTTCTATAGGATGTATTTTAAGAAAGTTTTACGGAGAAATAACCAAGGCGGCTATGCCTTTTTATTTCATTTTACACTTTATCATACTCTGAGGGGACATTGGGGGACATTTTCAAATTTTCTTCAAAAAATCTAAAATTCCTTTTCCTGCAATTCTCTTCGGTGTAGGCCACCTTCCTTTTGGGAAATAAATCATTCATTCTGTAAGCTACCTGCATCCAAGTCAATCCTTCAATGTAATACAGGCGGAACATGATGCGAAGTTCGCTTTTTTCGATAGATTCTATGTATTCTTCTGCCTGATTCGTAATTTCGAGAAGTTCTGTTTCTTTCATTTTCAAGCGTTGCCGCCTTGATACTAATAATTGTTCTACTTTTGCGTGTTCTGGAGTAGGGAAACCCGTCACTTTAAAATGCTGTATTCCTCCCATGCCTCCTGAAACTACATCGCTCACCGCTCCTTCTTTTTCAATCTTTTCTAATCGCTCCTCCGTCATTTTTATGAGTCTCCTTAACTCTTTTGTCTCCGCTTGCATATCGCAGTACTGGATCAGGACTGACTTTTCCAACGGAATCACCTCTTTCCTGCTATCTATAAATCTTGCCTGTTTTCTTATCTCTGAGTTTAATCCGTCCAAATACTTCAAATCCTCTTTTATTTGCTTCTCTTCTCATATTCTCAACCGTCTCTCTTACGGCATTAGGAGGCTTATCCGCTGCCTTAATTGCATCGTGAGCCGTTTTGTCTTTGTAATGTTCGTGATTTCGTGTATCCATCTGATTACCTCATTTGTTAAGTATGTAAAATACAAATCCTGTATAAATTAATGCCGCTATAATTACTATTGCTTCTGTTATACTCATTCTTACTCCCCTCAAATATGCTCATGCAACTCCGGTGGTCCGAACGACTGAGGCTCCAGCTCCATCAAAGCATTATATCTCTCAACATGTTCATCCGGTGTAATCTCATCGTTCATAAGCTCCTGCTCCAGCTTGCCATATTCGATATCTATCCTCTCTTTAAATTCCTGGCGGCTTATTTGTCCTTTGATAAGCATTTGTTCTAATATTCTGTATTCGTGACTCATAATTTACTTCTTCCTCTTGTTCACCCTTTTCGTATGCTCCGCCACTCTCTTGCAGCCGGCTTTCCATCTCTGGTAAGCTTTACCTTGCTTACATGGCTGATTCATTCCCTCGCAACGGTCTCTTTCGGGACATTTCACGCATGGATTAATCATCTGTTTGCTCCTTTCATGAAATCACCTAATGTTCTATTTTTCCAAGGTGTTTCTTTTATGTCCTCTGGTTTGTACGGTTCCGGCAATGGCATCCACGCACTTGTGAAATATCCTAAAGACGCATATGTTCTGCCTGTAAATGGAGCATAAAAAGCTCCTCCCTCATCATCTACTTTCCAAGTACCTACAAGTGGATTCTGCTTCTCATTTGCAAATGATAACAATACATGTTCCCCGTTCTCGGGTGTTTTTTCTTCTAACGGTATCCATTCACAAATTTTAGGCTGCTCTTCAATCAGCTTAATTACGTTTGTGCCTACAAGTAATCTCTCTTCACATTCCTTAATGAGTCTTTTTTCGTCAATCATCTCTTTCTTCTCCTTTCTGCAGCTTTTCGCATATCTTCCCAATCCTTTCTTAAGTCTTCTGGAAATACTTCCGGATTAACTATTTCTTTTCTGGCTTCCAGCTCTGCTCTAATAAACTTTTGTTTTGTTGTTTCTGTTTTTGCCTTTTCTAAGAGATGCAATGCAGTCTCTAAATCTTTCTCGGTAAACTTAGGATCGCATAGGAAAGATGCTATATAAGGAGGCTCTGCGTCCAAATCATGAAGGCTACGCTCAATAATTTTTCTCACGTTATCCGTATAAAGTTCTAACGGAATATCTATCTTAACTTTCTTCATTGTTTCCTTTCTCCCCGACAGAAGTCGGGGAATCAATGGCATATAGCTCCGTGTTGTATCATGGAGCGGTCAACAAGTTACTGCAATGTGTATCTATCCTTAACCCCGGAGGGCGTCCAGCTTTTTCGCCTTCCTGGCAATTCGCTTTGCACTGCGTTCTGTATTTCTTCGATGCTGTCTGCTGGCATAGGGAACTGCCTGTTTTCGTGCCGGCTCTTTGTGCTTCACATCTTTATCATTCATCCGGATAGCATATTCAAGACCTGTCTCTTTTTTTAATGCGTCTATCATCTCCAGCCAGGTAACATAATCCTCCATCAGGCACTCTGTCTTAAAATCAAACCGTTTACGGAAACGCTCTATCCTGGCTGCTCCGAATCCAAATTCATCATGTAATGTCATTGCTGTTAAGATATTTACAGTATCCAGTGTCTGATTCTTTATGTTCTCTACCGCCTTATCTACAGCAGAGCGGCTGACTCCAATCGGAATCCCGGTAATGCCTCTCATACGAAGTTCTTCTTCTAGTCCTTCGATTCCTTTTTTCTTTGCAACTTCTAGTGCATAAGACATACCTTCCTGTCTTGCACGTTCCAATTTATCTATCCTTGCCACTTTAATTGCCTCCCGTAAGTTTTTTCTCTATCGCTGCATAATCATAATCTCTGCCCTCGAAATTATGAAAATTGTTGTTGCCTGGTTTATTAGCTTTCCCGGAGCTCCTGCCTGATGAGCTGCTTTTCTTCTTCGTCAAAGGATAAAATCCCTTCCAGCCTCTGATAAATGCTGTCTTACAGATTAGGATTCTTTCCTGTTCATCCTTCCCCAAGGAAGAAAGTTCCTGCCTCAGTGCTTCTATCTGTTCTTTCATCAACGGGGTACGCTGCTGCTGATTTCTCATCAAGATATATTTTTCAAAGGCATCGTTAAGTTCCGGATTGCTATAATATATATAAGTATTATTTTCTTTTATTTTATTTTGTTGAATATCTGCATCATTTATCGTCTTTTCTGTTGCAGAAATCGTTGTTTCTGTTGCAGAAATAGGATTTTGGGGTGCATTTAATAAAGGTTGACCGTTTTTATCAATCAACCGATATTTATCTTTATTGACTTTGTTCCTAACAGTCACTGAATCGTAGCGTCGCTGAATTCCAGCAGAGGTGATAATATTTTGATTAAGGAGGGTTTTATCAAACAGCCCTATATCCGCACAATAATAAATCACTTGCAACACAAAGTCTTTTTTCTTTACCCAGCGGTTCCCGATGGTTTTGATTATTTTTACCGCTAACTGCTCCATACTGGGAACCTCTAAGTAATAACCTTCATGATAAATCATGCAAAGCAGCACATCATAAATCGTCTGCCCTAATGGACCATACTCATTCATCAGGTCCATGATTTTAAAATCATCATAATAATCAACATCTTTAGAAAAGTAACTAAGCCCTGTCTTGACTTTGCGGCCCATTAAGCCACCGCCTTTCTCATATGCTGCTTATAGCGACCTCCACTCTTGGAGAGTCTGAATAAAATTTCTCTACAGACAGCGAAACAATCTGCGTATCGTCATGATAAGCGACCTTGTTTAACGCATCTAAGATACTCTTTATAACATTATCTAAATCCGGCTTCTTTGTCGGCCGGATAAGACCGGCAAGCATCTGCTGCCGCTTTTTCTTACTGGTGCTCTTTGCTATCGGGTAATAAGCAATGATCGTAGCCCGAAGCTCCTCATCTGCACCAAAAGGATTTACTCCAGTCTGGTAATAGCAAGTCTTTATCAGATTCTCATAAAGTACCGTTCCATCCGGAGTATAGGAAAATGTACGACCATCCTTTGTTCGGACAGTCCGGGCCCTGGCCTTTCCTTTCGGAGGGCCGGGCACTGTAAAACTGACACTACTCATTGCTCACACTTTCATTTTCTGATGTTTCATCAGAAGGCACTTCGCTATACTCTGCATCTACCGTCTCTACTTCCTGCTCGTTTACAACCTCCGACATATCGACAGATAACTCTGATTTGATGCTTTCATCCGAAGTAATCGCTCTGGCAAAGTCGGCTTTCACTGGTGCATATTTAAGAACTTTCTTAATTACTGTCTTCTTTGCCATTTCCTCATAATTTTTCTTCCAAGGAGAATAGCTGCTAGAAAAAGACTGACTATACTTTCTTGCGTGCTGATCGATATCTTCTTTGCTCATCACTTCGAAGCCAAAACCACCGTTTTTAGACTTCCAGAAGGCGTATACAAGGAGAAGCTCCCCTCTATCTCTCGCAGCTGGTTTATGTACAAGCTTCGGATTTAATCCAAGTTCATATTCAAACTCATCATTCCCATAAACACAATGAGCCTGTACCGTCTGGATATCCTCATTTCTGTATACCATATCAATCATTCCGCGGTACCCAATCTGGAACTGACATTCTAATCTTCCTTTATTCTTAAACGGAATCAAATAGGCCTGTCCAAGTGGGGTGTTTGGTTCTAATCCAAGCTGTGCTGCGTTCATCAGTGCAGATAAAAATGTAATCTGACTACACTCTGCAAGTTTCGGAGTTGTATTAACTGCTGAAAGAGCCATTCTTGTAAATCTTTCTGGTGTGATTACTTTCGGAAGGGCTTTTTCAATTTCTGGCTTCATTGCATTAATCATATCCGCAATGTTCATGCCCTTTGTAAGCTTTGTTTTCTGGTTATTCTTTTCGACTAACTGTTCTTTTACTCCCATGTTAAATCCTCCTTATGCAATGCCTTTTACAGTGAATCGTCTGCTTTTTCCTACATTAATACAGTCTTTATAAACTTCTGGATACTCTGACTTCAATTTCTTTGTATCAACTCGCTTACTCTCTACTGTTTTCCACTTCACTTCATATGAGTTACTATATGCCGTTTCTGCTTCTTGCATATATTGCTTAACTTCTTGCTCAATCTGTTTCTTCTCTGCTCCGAGTTTCTTTTCTAATACGGTGATTTCTTCTCTTCTTTTCAAAGCTTCATCATATGTAGTAATATCAACAGATTGCTCTGGATCACTGTCTGCATATCTGGAATTGATATAAGAATCTACAGAAGAAGAACCATCTGGCGCCGGCATAACATTTGCAATTACGTTATTCTGCCAGAAATCTTTTTCCAGCTCTTCAATCGTGGCAATCAGTTCCTCATCTCGCTCGATGCGATGCCAGATAAACTCCTTGCCAAGAATTACACAGGCAATATACCAAGCATCTGCTCCGGTTACTGCCATATAGTGATTACATTGCACTTCATATTCTGGCGGGATAGAACCGTCTGCCCATTTATCTGCAGAAAAAGCCGATGCTGTTTTACATTCAAGTCCTGCATTTTCCCCAACGACCAGGCGGTCTACATTGGCAAGCATAAAAGGAAGTTCGGAATGAGAAAATATCGCATTTGCCCGTCTTACTTTCTTTCCGGTTTCCTCACAAAATCTTTCTGCTACATACTGCTCCAGATCTCGTCCCTGTCTCATTGCTTCGTTATCAAACTCTGATGTCTGTTCTGCAGTCTTGTCTAAAAATACGGATACAGCACTTCTATATTTATTTCCCCCCCAGATAGCTCCGGCATCGGAACCACCGATGCCTTTCTTTCGATAACGCAGCCATTCTTCATGTGGCATTTCTAAAGTACTTACTACTTTATTTAACTTCATATTGCTTACCATCCTTTCTATACTGTCTCCAGAAAACTAAAACGCTGCATTAACATCTGCATCTTTTCTTCCAATTCTCCAACACCCTCTAAATTTTCTATGCGCCCCCCTGCCGGTTGCGCCAAAATAACATCGCCTAAAACTGGTATACCAGTTTTGACATAACCGTACAAAAAGGAGGCTACTGCATTTGCGCTTGGACAAAAACCATTTACATCTTTAGGTTTGTAACCGTTTTTATCCAACATCATAAGAACGGGGCACTTAAAAAAATCATACAACTCATTTGTTGTAACTACTTCTACAGGACCGCCCATGGCATCCATGATCGCTCTATTGTTGCTAAAATCCACATCCACGATAGAAATCTTATTATCTGCGGTTATCTTAATTGTCTTCATTTCGACACCTCGTTTTTCTTTAAATCTTTTGCAATCCACCACTTCAGTGCAGCTTTCCGCTTTAAGAGGCGGGGTGATGTAGGCTGTAGTTCGAGAGCAGTTTCTGTTTGGTTGTACTTGTGTAATACAAAATTAATTGTCATGTTTCTCACCTGCCAGTTTTTCAAGATACAAAATGCATTCATTATATGTAGCTTTCTGCTCCTCTGGTGCGTTATTATGCATATAAAATTGCTTATCCCATTCTTTTTCCTCAGAGATTTCGCCCTCCATAGCAATTACTTCTGTCGAGTAGTTACTATGTCTAAAAATGACATGATTTCCCGCCTGCTGTGCTGCGTGTATTTTTTCAAGCAAAAACTTAACATCATCTAAGTTCAAAGTCTTTTCTTCCTCGTTCATAATTTTCTCCTTCCATTTTTCTGGTTTTGTGTTACAATTTAGTTGAGTTATTTTCTATGCGCCTGTTGGAGTTGCCGCTTCGCAGGTGCATTTTTTATATTCTTCCAAATCTATTCCCTGCGCTTTAGCAAACGTAATGGCATTAATAAAATAGATAGGTCTTTTCTTGTTTCTCCCTGGCAAAGCCTGCGCCCATGAATACATACCCTGCTGAATAGCAAGTGCAAGTGCTCGCTGTGACACGCCCATGATTCCAGCCGTCTCCGTGAGTGTAAGTCGCGGAATCTTAGGATATGGTATACTTGGTTCTTTGAAGTTTTCGTTTCCAAAGTAATCTTCTGGCATCCCTATTGCTGTAGCAATCACGCCCTGTCTCTTCTTGGATGGTATGTTTTTGCCTGATAGATACTGACAGATAGAACTTTTATTTATGCCTGTTAATCTGGATAGCTCTGCCTGAGATATATTCTGTTCTGAAAGTATGTATTTTAACTTTTGGGAAAATGTCATGGTTTCACCTCCTCTCCAACTATTCTTGACTTTTCATAAATTCTCTCATATTCTTTTTATACAGGACGCTGGCACGTCCGAGTATGAAAGAAAGGAGTTATTATTGTGAATGATGATTTAATAAAATCTGATAACTGGAAAACTTCTGACACGAAAGCTTTAATCTCTGAGCTTCGTAATTCGTTATCAGTACAAGCGTTGCCTGCTTCTAGTATAGGGAAATCAATTCTTGAATCATATATCAAGGGATTTACTTCTTCGGCTGGAAAATGGGATACATCCTCACTTGTTTCAGCCGCAGCACTTTCTGGTAATATTGCTAAGCAATCAATTGAAATATCTAGTGCCGCCGGCATTGCTCATTTGGTAAGTGAAGAATTAACTAAGAGTATCTCTTCCTCATTTAATACCGAATCAGCAAACACTTTTGAAAATTTTTCCCCTCCAAATGAAGATTATGTAACTCTTGATAAGGATTCGATTGAGACATTCGAAATTCCTGAATCAATAGCTATTCCTCTTGGAAAATACCGAGTAAAAATGTCTACGGATGTGTTTATCAGTATAATTTCTTTACTGGTATCCATTATTTTGAGCACATCAATCGCCTTATATCAATCCAACCAAAGCCCTACTGAATCTGAAACCCAACAAATTCAACTTGATGAAACTCAAAATGCACTTCTCCAGACTCAGAACCAACTTCTTTATGATTTATTACATAGCATAGATACATCTTCCTCTAGTGAATCAGGATCCCTGCAATCTTTAAAGAAAGCAGTTGAAGAACAGAATTTACATCTATCAAGGATTGAGAAATCTCTTGATTCAATTGAAAAATCTCTCGATAATAATGCATCATCCGGCAATACTGAATCTGAAAAATAATACTAATAATGAGAAATCCTATCTGCGTAAGCAAGAATGCTATTCTTAAATTTCTGACTTGCTTACGCAGTTTTTGGATTTCTTCTTTATTTTCATCCATATCTCGCCTCCTATCCTGCTTTCTCAGCCATCTTTGTCTCATTCTTTGTTTCCTCGGTAAGCAACATACCGTTGATTATACCAATCACAAACATCTGTTTATCGTCCGGCAAATCGTTGATTCTTTTCACCATGTTGCGATAACGTTCTCTTTTTAACTGTTTCATATTTTCACCTCGCTTTGTTCATCTGATGTACATATAGTAGCATATCAAATGTACATTGTCAATATATTTTTGTTGACTAAATGTACATTTAATGTTATCTTTATTTTAGAAGGGAGGAACATTAACATGACTTTGTCTGAAAGAATTAAAGAAGTTCGTACAAGTTCTGGAGACACACAAACAAAATTTGCGGAGAAACTTTCTATTTCTCGCTCTGCTGTGTCCAAAATTGAAAGTGGTGAAAATACACCATCTAGCCAGACCATTGCATTAATTTGCAAAATTTATAATATAAATTACCAATGGCTTGTAAATGGTAATGGAGAAATGTTTAAAGAAAATGATATTGATGCGCAAGCGGCAGTTGATGAATTAATGACTGGAGATAATGAATTTGCTAAAAATATTCTTGTAAAACTTGCAAGACTCAGCGAGGAACGTTGGAAGCAAATAGAAGAAATTTTAGATGAATTAGAGCTGAAGTAAAAGGGCCGGCTTTTTCTTGAAGATATAAACGTTCTATAAATTCATAGATTCTCTTATCTGTTTCTTCGGATTCAATCCCAGCCCAAAGCTTATTCCCCTCCTTCTTATAATTTATCTCTTTGCTCTCCTTGTTCCCTTTTTTCATTATGTAACGCTCCTTTCTTGCGAAAGTATGTTCGATTTCATTCTATTATATAACCCGAACATATTTTCGTCAATATGTAATTTCTGGAATTAAATTTCCCATCAATAGTAGTATGACAGATTTTAAAATTGGACGATTTTTCTGTAGAAGTTTTTTTGTCATTTTTATCGGTTTGTATAGTAGGGATAATTTCCTCTATTATTCTTCCAAATTTTGTGTACTTATTTCATATTTTGTTGTATAATTTTACTTGTAACTATTTGATTTTTTCATTAATACATAAAAAGGAGTAAGAAATTATGAAAAAGAAAAAGATAATACCTGCAATAATCATTCTTTTGATAGTTATTGTTGCAGGTTCCTGTTTCTGGTATTTCCAGTACAAAAAGCCACATGATGAAGCTGTTGCTAATTTCAATAAGGCAGTTTCTGCTTTAAAAGAAAGTAATAAGCCATTAGACGAGGCAGTATCTTCTCTCAAATCTGTAATTGATTCAAAAGAAGAACCCCTGGATCCAGCAACACTCACCACAGCAAAAGGTAAATTATCGGATGCTAAAAAAAACTGAAATGAAAGTTCCAGAAATGCCAAAGAAGACAAATGATATTAATGCAGCAACTAAAAAAATATCTACCATTCCGGATTATTCAAATATTATAGCTACTCTTTCTGAGGCACAGACTAATTTGGAAAATAGCATCAAACAGCTTAAACAGGTAACAAATCCTTCGGAAGATTTTGTAGTGGAACGTTTGAAACAGATTAAGAGTATTTCCGGAGTTGAAGCCGTTACCGAAAAAACAGATACTAATAGGCTTTTAAATAAAAACGGTGGATATACCGCTTGTGTGTATTTCTCAAGTAAGAAAGTAAAACAGGATTATGTTTATGGTAATACCATTGCTGAAAAGGGAACAGAGGGCGGTGGAGCTATTGAAGTCTTTGCTTCTGCCAAGGATGCAAAGAAACGGGAATCTTATCTTGCTTCTTTTGATGGAAATGGCATGATGGATTCAGGCTCTCACATTGTTCTTGGTACTGTTTTGATTAGAACATCAAGTCAATTAACTGCTACACAGCAGAAAAACCTTACCGAGCAGATCTCAAATAAATTTACAGAACTACAATAAATAAATTTAAAAGAGGAAAAACTTATGAAAAAAATTTTAGGATTACTACTTGCTATGATTTTAGCAATTGGAATGTGTGGATGTTCTTCTGGAACTTCTTCGGTTAAAGAATATAATATTGACGAATTTCTTCCAACTTACAGGAAAATACTTAGTTCTATCGAAGAAAAAACTCAATACTGGAGTGAAGACGAGCTTCAGTCTTCCAAATATACTGAACTTGTTAAAAAGGAAGCAGAGTCTGGTGGATTTTCTTTAAATCAAACTATTATCATCAGGGGAAAGGTTGATACGACCTACCCTTCATTCTTGTTTATAAGTACCAGTAAAAACTCCAACGAGGATACAGAATCCGATGATTATGAAGATGAAGATTTTGAACCTGATTCTGAAGATGCAGACTTTGATTCTACAACATTTATGTGCCTTTTTTCGGAAAACCCTAACTCACCTGCACTATTAGAACCTGGTAGTAATGTAGCAATCGAGGGAACTCTTTTTGCGGAAAAGAAAGATGAGGAAAAAGGTACAAAATATATATCCGAATACCTTTCAGACTGCAAAATCAAATCCCCTGATATAAGTAAAGTTAAATTTGCCGATAATGTAACTGATGCTATAGCGGTTGATGGTTCAGAGCGGATTATGGGAACTGTAAATTCCATAGAGAAAATAACCACATCCGATGATGACAAAGAGGAGTATCTAGAAAGCGTAGATACCTCTTCTGATGAGTATAATTATGCATCCGCATACAGATTCGCTAATTATGTAATCTATCTTAATAACGGTCCTGGCAACACGTTACCTTGTTTTATAAATACTACCGAAGACCTTCTTCCAAAAGAAGGAGATAAAATAAGTTTAATTGGCGAACATTTTTCATACGATTACTCTGATTATATCAATGCTGAAAATTCTGCTATTTACATCTTTAAATAATTTTACATCTCTTTACATAACAGAGCAGCTCATCCGCTGCTCTTTTCTTTTTTGTAGACAGCTTTCTGACTAAATACGCATTTTTCAGTATACAGACTAAAAAAATCGCATATTGAGGTTTCCAGAAGCCTCCCCTCTTATAGGATATGACATGCTCTTTTACGGAAAACCTTACAGATTACATCAAAAAACATGCGTTTTTGTGCAAAAAACCTACCCCAAGACTGGTTTTCACATATCCGAAATCTCCTGAGGCACCTTTTAGCTCACTTTACATTTTTCAATAATTTTGCATCGCACAATCATACATAAAATTTCAAAACCAGAATATACTTGAATTATCTGACTCAATATGATATATTGAAGTCAGAAAAGAGTAAATGGTGATATCATTTATGCACCAAAAACCCCTCGGTACCGCTAATA